GCCCCTTTGGGAGTGAGCGACCACTCCGGGTTCCTAACAAGCACTAAAGAGGACTTCATGCCTATACCCGGAGTCTCACATGTACGTTCAATGACGTACCCGCTTACTGATTAAGACCGTAGTCACGAGATAGCACGGTGTCGACAAATGAGGATCCGTAGCCGACAAAAGGCGCTTGCTCGTTCATACAATCAGTCAGATGAGCGACAGCACATCCTGAGAGGTTATACCTCTGCAGATAATCCGCCAAAGAAATATGGCGAGGATAATCTGCAACCCATTTATATTCAAAAACGGGATTCAGGTGTAGAAGATCACGCGGTGTCAAGGTGAGGGTTCGGGCTTTCAGACCTTCGATAACATCCCGTCCAAAGAAACACGTATTGAACAAAGCGAGCTGATGCTCGGCACGTCCACGTATCTCCCCACTTCCAGGAAGTGGTGACTTCAGTTGACCAACAGATCTGTAGTAGACACCCAAATTCATAAAGGGTTCCCACACACCATTACAAAACACAGGCGAGTTCTTAAGAAATTGCAAATCACATGGGCGATCAACCCTCTCCAAGTCCACCAGATAACCAGCAATGTTGGCGCAAGCCTGGACTGATAAGCCCAAGTGAGCATACAACAAAATGGAGATACCAATGGCGAACTTGGCCAGGTTATTAATGCCTGTTGTGATAGTTGACCCAGAATACAACCGCGGGGTGGTTGGTTGTAAAACCACACAATTTCGACGGTCGGTGACGTCATAAACTTTTAGCGGCCATGAACACTGATCTATCAATTCGAGCACAGCCCCCCTCCATTTCTTGGGGTATTGCTCGGCGTAAGCAGCAAAGACAGACGGTGTATGAGAAGCATCACATGACTTAATATCCATGTTGTACCACTCAAGTTTTCCAAAACGCTGAAGTGCCAACATAGAATCATCACTAAAGTAGACCATCACATAGTCGGTAGAAGGATTTATAATCAAAGAGAAGGCTCGCCGCAAGTTCTCATGCGACGCACTCTTAACAAAATACATTAAAATCCTACGACCATCACACTCATAAACCTGAGTGGAGGAACCCTCAGCCAATTTCAAGCACTGTGTTACGACAAAACCACGCATTGATGCGTCGACGCCAAGATCGACGATAGCACGCGGCTTTTTGTTGTTTTTAGCGGGTTCGTGCAGTTTTAATTTCATCTCTCCCTTACGTTTCTTATCGGGGACAGGGAGTGATAGGGTACCTGCCAACCATTGCTTAATAAAACTCTGCACACGTAAGTGTTTTTTAGGATGTGGCATATCAAAATAATCCAGAATCCCGTCGAACTGGTCGTCGTCCTCGGGGAAAATAGTTATAAATGATGATGACCGCTGTTCCAAAAAAGGCCTCAAATCGTGGGCAAAGTACTCCTCCTGCATCTCCCTCAACCACGTATCGAGATTACGATCAGCTTCTCGATGTCCCAGCAATCGCTGTATTGCAAGACTCAAATTGTGGTTGGTATTGGCATATATCACCGAAGAGTTATAGTAATACGGGCCAAAAACGTGGCGCTCTATAGCATATCCACCACCTTCTACCTCTGACACATCATTCGGGAAGGTTAGGACCCCATCTGTGGTGATGAAATTTCCACCAGAAAGGACCCTCCACATACCATCAGCGAACTGGTATGGATACGTTCCAACTGCGTTGGAACCATGACGGTGAAAAGGATGGAAACAGACCCCTACTGTTTTGGGGCCACTCCACCTGAAAAATCCGTCTTCAAAAAGGCACGGTAAAGCTCAGTGCTCTTGGCACCCACCGACTGTCGCAAAACGTACTCCTTAACCCAACAATAATTTCCATACGCCGCCAAAGTATCACGGAAAACCTTCGGCATGCGAGCATTGAAGAAGGTGTAAAGCAGTGGATGATACCTTTGGACGTGGCTAGTGATTGCGCTAGAATATGTAGAGCTCCCGATCGTTCTAGTACCCGATTGAACTGAGGCTTGCACCGTCAGGTCTGGATCGGATACTAGAAGTAAGAACAAGGGGAGAGATATTTGCGCACTCAACTTAGACTTAAAACCAAACTTGACAAAGATTTGGTGGTAACTACCACCATAACTTGACAAGTGCAAATGGAAAAGTGTCAGATCTTTTGAGCTAGCAGTTCGGATGGTGGCATCGTCAATGACCAAAGAATCATCTTGGTGTACACCAAAGAAAGGAAGTTTGGCAACCAAGTCACGGCAACCATCAAAGAAAGTGGAATCACAATCATCGCCAACATCATAAAGGAAAATGTTGCAATCCAAGAACAAACAAAAAGCCTGACATGAATAATCCTTAGTCTTCTTGTACAATTTGTAATTCCTTATAATTTCATTTGCAAACAAGCGCATTGCGTGGAGTCGGATCTTCATCCAGTGTTCCACGTTGATCACATCGATGCACTGTTTAGATAACTCGGTGGACAACTGTTCTTCAACATACCATGTCTTGTCCATCGTGTTAAATCGTTGTGGTTGCTGTTTCGCAATCTTGACTCTTGAGGCTAACCTCTCGCCCCTCGTCATCTCATGCACCCTATAGACGTGTGAGAACGTCGAAGTTGGAGTATCATAAATCCCTATTTGTCTATCTCGCACATCTAAATGACGTGGGGATGTATCCGGTGGTCTGAAGGTAGGTGTTGAATTATAATTGTAACCATTATACAAAACAACTTCTCTACCCCCAAACTCATGAACAAAATCGGAATCATCTTCAATGGGTTCGTACCAATGGTCCTCACAAGATTCCGCACAAATGGGCCAGCATTTTTCCATTCTATAGGCTATAGGCCAAAAACGATTCTTCTCCAACGCACCTATATGTGTTTTATAATAAGGGCCGGCATCAAAGATAAAAACATCTTTTAAATCATGTTTAGGATAAATTTGGAGGGGTTCGCTAAAACACCAATCAGGGTATGCCTCTGCTTCCTCACTCCCCAAACAAACACCAGTGTCGCTCAAAAATTCATCGACAGGATCAACCCAAATCGGCAAATCTTTGCTTCGTGCAGTGAAGTTCTGGGGGGTTTTAAACTTAGGGTCACCTTCTTGAAGGGTTCGATTAAGCGCTTGGAGTAACAAACCATCAACATCAGGGCCGGCGACACTCCCTTTCGGGGTAATATCAACAGCGTCGACCCTTTCTTCTCTGGTTTCTTTCACACCAGTTTCAGCCTTCACATCCTCGCCAGCAAGTCTATATGCTGAGTACACATCATCATCCTCGTCAAGGAAGATATCTTCATACTTACGCGGTTTAACCTTTTTCACGGGCTTCTTAACACCCTGTGGGGCACTCCGACTCATACCCTTCCCTAGATCAACAACGATTGGGACACCGTCATGATCCTGAGAAGTGCCCGAACAATGTTTTTCCTCGGCGCCGATAACCTCAGTGGTGCCTCCACAAACAACCCCGCTCTTCGGTTGCTTACATGTTATCTCGCCACCGCACATAGTGTACTGGCATTTATGGCTCAAGTGCTCTAGATGATAATGCTCATTCAGACACAAAGTGGACGAACAGATTTTCATTTCAACCGGCTTGTCGGGTTCCTTACCATTGCGCACACGCCTCGCCGCACTTTTATTATTGGTCGATGGATGTTTCTTTTCGAGGTGAGTCCCCCCCAAATCATAACAAACCTTACGATCGAACCCAGCAGCCCTGGGTTGGCAATGACCAGTGACAACGACGATGTTTCCATCCTTAGAGTGCATCTCTCTATTGTGTGATACTGAACAAGCCTCATCATAACTCATACCTTGCAATATAGAGACAGCAATGACCAAATCGGCTGGATGATATCGATCACGTATAAAATACAAGGCAAACAAGAGGGTTTGGAGGTCAATCCGGCGTCGAGTTATTAGTTGCTTGTAATGTCCCAGCAACGACAAAATCCGATGTGGGTTGCGCACACTAAAATAACGTGAGGGATATTTAGATAAGACGATGGACATAGACTCCTTACGTTTGGCATCACTTGCATAGGGTAACATGGACACCCAATGGTGCAAAGCATCGCCAAGAGTGATAAAAGAGTGCCTCGCTGCAAAACAGTGCGGCAGTATCAATGGCAGTCCATCAACCATCTCACATCTGTAATGGTAAACTTTGGGGCGAGTAGCCTCGAAATGGAGTTGGTGGCGGTGGAGATAAAAATCCTCACTGCCACCTAAGTCTTCATCGAGGTTGCCGTTAGTTTTGTGCGCCCCATTACACAAAAACCAAGGTAGATAAGAGTTCTTTCTTCCACAAAAGTCACAATGAACGAGCGATAAGCCGCCGCTAAGCGGAAAAAGCGTTTTCTCATTTGTTGTAACCATATCGGAATCAATCCTAATTCAAAAGGTTCTGCAAGCAGAAATAACGGGTTGCGATTCCACCTTCGCGAAAGGGATCGAATTTCTTTGAACATCTTTGGCTTACTGGGATCCTACCCCAGGCTCACCGCACCAGATTTTTCGTTAAAGTTCTCTGGAAAAACTCGAAGGAGAGACGCGTTAACCCCGCCACGGCGCAAACCTCCTCACGTACGACTGTGGAACACGTTTTATCCGAATTACAGTATGGGCCGTATCGGGTTTCCCCTCAGGCTTGCTCAAACGGCTGGCTGAAGTGCTAAATCCACAGAAGGGCCATGTGCTGCTGACCTACAGACTCCCACAACGCCCGGCGTGCCAATAGCTGGGTGGTCAAGGGAGAGCGACACGCCATTAAGCAGTTTAGTCGATTCCTGCGGCGTATGTCTAATGTAAAAGAAAAGAAAAAATACAATAGTTTT